ATTAGCACTTAAAAATATTTAAGACTGCTAAACTTTAATGTAGATAGGACGTTTATTGTCCGAATCTTTCGTTTGACAAACTTACTATCCGAACACGGAGGATAAACAAAAGTGTTTTTAGATAACGACTTTCCTAAAATTTTAGGTGCGGAACTTTACCGTCCGCATCCGGCATATGTGTGCGAGATGGCGGTTGAGCCCGTAGTCGTACATGATTTCACTTCTCAGCCTGGCCAAACGGTCCAGCTTGATCGCTACAAGTTCTGGGGGACTCCTGGTACTAAGGATAGCCGTGAGCGTATTGCTGACCAGACTATCGGTACTGCTAACAGCCGCAACATCACCAAAGAGAAGGTGCTCGTTGTGCTTAAAGAGTACACCGGCCCTGCAGACCCGGCTGATCCTACCCAGCCTTCTACGTTCAAAATTGCACGGGAAACCCTGGTGACTGCGCAGCGCCTGCTGCTTGACACCGGCAACCTGAACATGTTCCACCAGAGCATCGGCAGCTTGACCCTGTTAGATGACTACCGCCGCTGGCGCGATCGCGTGTTCATTGACGAACTCGCTAAAGCCGAAGCACAGGGTAAGGCTTCATCTTCCCAAGGTGGCTACTACTTTGCTGGTGACAAAGAAAAGGACGCAACTGGTCGTATTTCTTACACCGGTGCTGAGTACACCGCTCAAGTCCAACAGTTCTCTGTCCGCACCGACCTGCTGGAGGTTGTGAAGGACCTGCGTAAGCGCAACGTCCCAACTTTTGCTGACGGTCTGTATCGCTGTATTTGCGATCCCGTCTTCATGATGCACCTCCGTCGTGACGAGGACTTCCGTGAGATCGCCCGCTACAGCGGCAATCCCGGCCAAGGCATGTACATGGCTAACCCCATGATGCCTAACAACTCCAGCTTCTACATGGGTCCCCAAGCTGGTCAGGGCTACTTCCTGGCTGGTGAGCCTGTGATGCCGACTGGCGTTCAATTTGAAGGCGTCAAGTTCTTCGAATCCACCAACTTCCCCTCGAAGAATGTTAATGCTTCCTTCGATGATGGCAGCACTTATACTAGCCAAGAGGTCTCCCAAGGTTATTTCTTCGGTCCTCAATCTGTTGGTGTTGGCATCGGCGGTCCTAACGCTCAGGTGTTAATCAACAACAACGATGACTTCTCACGCTTCATCATTCTTATCTGGCAACTCTATGCTGGATTCGAAGTCCTGAACAAAGATTTCATCACGACTGCATTCAGCTTCATCTCCGATGATGGCGTGGTCTGATCATAAATTAGTCAACCTCTATCAAGAAAGTTAATGGCATACTTATCCGCTAAAAAGATCTATCCTGGCGATATGACTGAGCCCCTTAACGGGTGGTATCAGAACATCGACACCACGGGTGGTTCTGTCAACAATGCCTCCAAGGCTGGCCCGACTTCAGTTCTGGCCAACCCTGGCTGGCAGTTCTATCAACTGCGTGGCTATGTGCCTGTTACCACCACCACTGGTGCAGGCTACGCCACCGTTGCTGATGTCATCATTCCTTCTCCTTACAAGAACGATGACACCCGCGTAAACATCACCGGCATGGTGGTCACCGCTGACGCTGACCGTCCTGCTTATGTGTATCGCACTGCTGTTTCCGTGGCCTCTGGCTGGGGTGATGGCCGTGTTGCCGAAGATGGTCTGACCACTTCCGGTGCTACTCAGGTGATCGGTTTCGGACCTGGTTCCGCTACCGCTCCTGTGAGCTTCTCCGGTGTGGTTGAAGGCGCAAACATCGTTGCTACCGCTAACAACATTCCTGTTGGCGAAGGCGGCCTGGGTGCTTGCCCTCTGGAAGCCAGCACTGATTATGAAGAGCTGACTGCTGACACCACCTTCCGCGTCTACTCCAAGGCTCAGACCAACTCCACTGCCACCAACGGCGGCTGGGCTATCTCTGATGCCGACGCAGCAGCTGGCCGCACTGGTTACATCCTTTGCGAAGTTTGCTACATCCGTCAGGATGTGCCTGTTGAGTATGACGATGTTGAGCAGTATCTGCCTTACAAGATCGCTTCTAACTATCCTGGTTATTGATAGTTAAATAGAGTAATATGGGACCAGGTAAAAACTTGGTCCCAATGCTCTTTAAACATAAAAAGACAGGAGTGCGAATTAAAGTAGTCTCCGAATGGGATGATGGCGATTGGTTCATGGTCGAAGACCAGGACGGTCGCATTTTTACTGTCTATAAAACAGAGTTAGAAGAAGATAAAGAAGCTTCGAAAAAAGTGAAAACCATGCAAGTCAAAGACGTTGCAAAAGGTGATGAGCCACGTAAGTTTCCAACTGACACACGTTTAAATGTCAATGGTGCTACAGCTCAAATGATTGCTGATCACATCAAGGGAGTTGGCATCAAAACTGCAAAAGAAATTAAGGACTTACAACTTTCATTGTCAGGCGAAAGGTTTAATAGTCTTGAGCAGTTAAGAAAGATTCCTCGTGTTGATTGGGACTCTGTTTTTGCAGCCGACCTGATCCGTGTCTGATACCAAGCCCTTCGGGGCTTTTTCTATTTGTGCGGATTATAATTAACAAATAATGACGGTGCGCTGTGCAGTTATCTGATTTTAATAAAAGCCGCATTAGATATCATCTGGGCTACTACGTTACTAGTGTGCCTGCAGGCGATTATGCACGGCTTGAAGAAGCAATGAATTCTGTACCGGATTCAGTGTTCAACGACAAGATTATTTATCAGATTGGTCGTTGTGATGCAGCTGAACGTAAGACTCAGCTTGCTTCTTATGAAGATGACTTCCAGCCTCCCAGCACCCGAGTTGAAGGTATTGTTGGTGACGTGGATCGTACCATTCGTTCCAGCAATGTCAAAGATGCTTTAAAGTTATGGGATGAAGTTTATCTGTATGAGACTAACCGTCTTGCACAGATTCTTTACGTTCCTAACTATAAGGATCCTTTCCAGGCACGTTATCGTTTTGAGCGGTCTGGAGCAGAGTTCATCATGGCTCTACCTGGCCCAGCGGACACCGCAGTAGGTGCCAACCTCTATCTCCATACCACTTATCGGTAATTGATATGCCACTCAGACGACTTATTGGCGGTGAACTTTTAGAACAGGCTGTGCGCTTTGGTAGGCCAGTCGTTAGTTCTGCTGTTGATACTATTACAAATCCCCAGACTTATATCAAGTTGGGAGACCAGGCTACTGAAGTATTGCAACGGACACTTCCGACTCGCTTCCAAGGAGCTGGCTTTAAAGATATCCCAGCTGCATTTACTGGAACGCTTAATGATATTGCAGGCATGGCCCCTGGCGCTGCTAGAGAACAAGCACGTAACCAAGCAAAGAATCAGCTAAATCAAGCTGCGCGTGCTGTAGAACCTACTCTTCGTCGCCCTGCAGGACAAACAGCATCAGGTGCATTACGTGCGCCAAACATTGGTGCTACACCTTTACGTCGTCCTGTAACAACTGCTGCTCCTTCTACTCAATTACCTCAAGCCGGTGGGCCTTTGGCTCGTGATTATGCTTTAGGACGTAGTTCAGGTGCTGTTCAGGAAATGGCAGATGTACGAAAGATTTTACAACAAGCACCTGCACAAGCAACAAATTTCTTACAAAAGCTTAATCCTTTACGCAATGCTGGTCGATTTTTAAATCCTACAAGTTTCCGTGGTGGTCTTTTATATGGAACTGCAGCTGAAACATTGCTGCCTCGTTTAGGTTTAGATCAAAAAAATACAGCTGCTATCTCTACAGCATTAACAATGCCAGGTCCTGCGCCTGTAAAATTGTTAGCTGGTCTTATTGCACATGATGTTAATAATCCTCTTGCCTCTGGCACATTGGATGACGCTCCTATATTAACTGCAGCACAAATTAAAAAAGCAAATGAAATTCGTGCTGAACAAGGCTTGCCTCCTTTAGGTCCTAAAGGACAAGTGGTATCTAATAGTCAACAACGTTCTGTTCTGCGTGATATCGTCGTACCTCCTGCTCCTCAATCTGGTCCTGTTCCGATCAATCCTCCTTTAGAAGATATGAATCCTAATGCTCCTCTACCTAATATCGTCCTACCTCCTGGTCTTCCAGTTCGTCCTGATCGTGAAACACCTATTACAACGCCTGTAACACCTGAGAATGGAAATTTAACAACACCTATTAATCTTGATGCGCCTCTGCCTGATCCACAGCTTGCTCCTACCCCAGCTGAAAACACTGGAGCAATGGATCCTTACGCTTATCAGTTACAAGTGTATGGCCAAGGTCGTCAAAAAGCTTCTAGCCAACAATCAGACGCTGCTGTACGTGACTTAGGTCTTGCTATTCACCAGCGTTTGTATCCTCAGTTCTACGCTGATAAGGACAATATTGCCACCACTGAAGTGCAAAATCCTAACTCAATGAACTTTAAAGATGCATCTCGTGAGTTAGAAGCATCTACCTTGGCTGTTGAAGAATTGATTGATCCTGAGATTCTTCAGCAGTTAAATGCTATGAATCTTCGTCGCACTGGATACTAATGTCTAAACGTTACACCCAAGCTGAGCTTGCACAATTAGCAAGAGGCGCTGGTTTTCCAGAAGCTGATATTGACAAAATAGTTGCTATTGCAATGGGTGAGTCTTCGGGTAATCCGAGGGCTCATAACCCTGATTCCAGCACAGGTGATAACTCTTATGGCTTAATGCAAATTAATATGCTGGGTCAGATGGGTGCAGACCGTCGAGCCCAGTTTGGTCTTGGTTCTAATGAAGAACTGTTTGATCCTGTTAAAAATTTTGCTGCTGCAAAAACTATTTATGACACACAGGGTTTAGGTGCCTGGGGTGCATATACCAATGGTTCCTATAAAGATTTTATGCCTACTGCTACTCAAGCAGCACAGCAAACCGTAGGGCAAAGCTATACAGGTGTTGGAGGCGGATCTAACGACTACTTGGGAGGAATGGGATACATTACCGATGATGATGGAAACGTTGTCGGAATCGACCCAGTTAAATACTTGGAAAGTCTCAAAGGAGGTAGTAGTACTGGAACTGGTGATACCTATAACACTGTTATTAATTTACTTAATCCTCAAGATCAAAAAGAAAGCTCAGTTCTTAAAGGATTTAAAAACAGTTTGCTTAATCAAGTTATTGAAGGAAAAGACAAAGGAGGATATGATCCAATGGCTATTCTTAAACAACAAGGGTTCCTTGACCCAACCGGATACCTCAAGTATGTCAATCAGTAGTAAAATAAACTGATACCAGAAGTGAAAAAATGACCGCTACAAATACCAATAAGCAGCCTGTATTTGTTGATCGGCCGCTAATTGCTCGGACTCGATTAACCAACCAGGTTGTTGGTAGTAGCGCAACCGTTGAGGTGCAAGGTGGTCAAAGCCCTGCCTTGTTGCTTGATATGGATGCAACGCTTAGCTCTGACAACAACAGTGGTGGAATTGTTGATTCCGTCATGGCTGTGCGGGATGATATGAATATTTCGATTGATCCTGACTATATTATTAACGATACAACTTCAGGTGATTTCATTGGCTTGGTTAGCGGCCAGACTGTTTTTGTTACTGATTCTGGTCTGTTGGCTAATGAATCTTCTAACGGCGCTGGGTATTACACCTATACAGGAACTACTGTTACAGGAGACATTAACACAGACATTGTTTACTCAGGAGGAGTTCTTAATGGGTTTACTTACACTTCTCCCGAAGCAGGTACTTTGCCTTCCGTTACCTTAGCTTTGTATCACACTCGCGGAACAACTATTCCCATTCCTGCTGACGGTGACTACCACTTGATTAGTTATAAGACTCTTGGTGTGGGTGAAACTAGCGCTGACTTTACTGATGTGCTGCCTGAATTAAGTGTGCCAGTTCCTCAAACAGGTAATACCACCGGGCTTGGAGAAGCCAGTCCTCTTCGCAATCGTTGTATCAATCTGCAACGCGGCGATCGTCTTTACATTGGTGTTGTTCAACGTGGTTCACAATCTTCGTCTGCTGGTTATGCAAATGGTATCCGGGTAACTGCACAAGGCGGATACTATTGATATGGCACGAAGAAGACCTGGCGGTAATTTTGGTAACTTTGGTGCTGAGTCTTTTTCTAAACAACCACAGCCTGAAGTTTACAAAGTAAAACCAATCAAGGCAGAGTTCGGTGGTAGTGCACCGGACTCTTTATATAGCAGCAACCGTGAATCCTCCTGGACCAGATGGCGTAAAGGGTGGGAACTTGCTGTAGCTGACGGTGCTCGCAAGTCTTTTAATTACCCTTTTACATATGAAATTCCTTTTCCGCCAGGTGTTATTACACCTATTGGCGCAAGGCAACCATTAATTTCTGGTGTTTTACAAGGGTTCCCAACCCAAAACAAAGAACTGGGTATGCACTGGGCTGGCAAGGTAGAAGCTGGTAACTTGCGTTTCGATAACCTGCGTTCACAAGATGGACAACGCCTTGCTATTTCTGGTGAGGTTGATCCAACTGTCATGTTCCTTGGCAGTGGACAAGACAACTCAAATTTCTGGTATATCCAAGTTAGTGGTACATATAGTTCAGGAACAGTCTCTGGCGTCACTGGTCCATTACCACCACCTCTTTATGTAAGCTTTGGCCCAGCTGGTGATCTTAAAGCCATTAACGGTGATATCCTTCAGGACACCATCCTAGAAGTATCAGGCGATCCTATTAATGCAGACACGATTGACCCGGTTACTGGCAAACGCTATGGATTTGTACAAGCTGTACTTATTGATGTTGATCAAAACCAGGGCATTCTCAAGTTCGCCAAAACAGGATCAGTAGAAGTCACAATTGATTCTGGAGTAAGACGAACACCATCTCGTATTCCTTTCCATGAAGGTCGTTTTCTAGAAACAGGTCCACGCTATTGCTGCTCTTGTCAGGACTACATGCGGCGTGACTATGCTTACCTGTCTAACTTGGGTCTCAGAAAGAAACCGCTTTTCCCTTATACCAAATGTGCCTCTGTTAAACCTGGGCGCTATGAAGTGATGACCATGAATGGGCAGGTTATGAACGCCGCTCAAACCCAGGTCAATGAACAAATTGTCCAAAACCGTTTGATGACAATTGTTTACCCCAGCGGTGAGCAGGAAAGATATGATCTCCCAGGCGTTGGTACGACAGAATCAGGTAAAGATTTAAGAGATCCAAAGAATTTATACCGTGACTTCCCTGCTGTATTCGCTGATTTTGGTCGTGTCTTAACTCGTAGCGTGGGCAACAACCCTAATGCTGTCGCTGAAGGGATGGTAACTTTTAATGATTACAAGCAAAGCGGTGAAGATATTACGTTTATTGGTGACAACTGGACCTTTGTTTTAGACCAATACAGATACTGCAAACACATCTATGCCATGAAGTTCCTAGAGGATGATTTTCCTACAGAACCATCTGACTTCCCAGTAGAGGTCGGACTTATGAGTGAATGGGAAAACAAGTTAGTTCTTAGGACACAAGCAGAACAATCAAGAGCATTTAAAAAACTGGACTACTACGGCCTTGGTTATATGGATGTGCCGCCCTTTAATGTTCAGGCTCCCATGATGATGCCAATGATGCAACGTTTGTTTAATGTTCCCAGCACGTTTATTCAAATGCAGCACTTTACGATGATCGACAAAGATGGGAATGGATACATGGTTGCCTCAGGTCAAACACCCAATGCAGAGGGTCAGAATAAGAATTATTCCATTAGCGATTGGGATTTTAAGAAAGGTATCAACTACTAGCATTTGACGCATTGGATCGTAAAGCTTTATAATGTCTTCATCAAGAAACAATAAGTTCTCTTGATACTTATTTTTAGTTGGTTATCGAACTGGTTAGCCAGTACCTATAGTGACCGTAACTTACTCCCCCTACCATGATTCACCAGCATCTTCCGAGCGATCCCCGGATCGTTGATGAAGTCTTTAATGTAGTGGCCAAGCCTGGACTAGAAGATGTCGGCTGGCTACTAGGAATGGTGGCTGTCTACGGTAAGAGTCCTGAGGAGTTGAAAGGGTTTACTTGGAATGAGGACAACTCGATCAATGTACAATCAAAGAAACGTCCTATTCACCCGCTGCATCCACAGTGGGTTTTTATCTTTCAGCTTAAAGAAAAACAGCCCTTCACAAGGAAGAGCCGTTGGAATCCCCTCGTTACTCGACTAGACAAAGCCCTCAACGATGAGAAGATTAACCTCTCAGTCGAAGGTTTGCTTCTTGCTCATAAAGTCCGAAAAGTCTATTACACCCCCCTCAAGCGACAGAAACGTTTTGAGTCTCTTGCATTTGCTTGAGTGTTTTCTTCATAAGAGGCACATTCCAGTAGTAAGAATCCCTTGACCTAGTCATAGGTCCTGCGCCATAATGCTTCCCAAGTTTAAGATCTCCACTGTCGCGCATGCGATAAAGATCCTTGCGATCTAGTTCGAGCATCTTGACGGCTCGGTGAATGGGTTGCCAGCTGGAAGCCATTGGCTGAGTGCGTTTACATATTTAAAATACATTTGTGTGTTGAAAAGTCAAGGGGTATTTAACACCGTCTTTAACAGGTTTAAGTTTTGTGATATTTGGCTGACATAGAATAAGATAACGGCTAGAAAAACATGTTCAGAACGGAGAACGAACCTCTCGTCCTGCTCATTGAACTAACCCCGCGACTAGCCAAAAGACGATTTAGACAGTGTATTTACGAAGCTTGGGATCACAATTGCGCGTATTGTGGTGATCACGCTACTAGTCTTGATCACATTATTCCAAAGTTTAAGTCTGGCTCTAGTGCTTGGTTTAATCTTGTACCTGCTTGCCT